TTAAGTGTACACTCATCTGAGTATATGTCTAATACTGAGTGTAGTATGGAATCTTTGTTCATTGCTTCATAGTCAGTATATAGTTCTAATTTGTTTGAATGATAGTTAAATCTTTCATTATATGTTTGCCAATTCTTTCTTGAATTAGAACCATGTAGTCTACCATACCTATCATAGTATGATGAACTCTCAGGGTTACCCGAACTTTGTAGTCTTGATGAATCTACTACCTTAATTTTATTCTTACCGATTCTTCTTACGACCACTTGTGTAGAGAATAGTCTCTGTAATCTACTAAATAATGATTTATCTGCCATTTCTATTGTTTTTATGTACTGTTACAATCTATAAATATACAAAAAATATTTTTAATATTCAAATTTAAAGTAACCAACTTATATCTTCATCACCTTTACCAGTTTTCATACTCCACATTGATTTAGCGTTTTGTGGTGTTGTTTTGAAAACGGATTTATTTTTGGTTGTCAAAGATAAAGCTCTTCTACTTAATTCTATACCTTGTTGTCTTAATTTTAACGCAGTATCTCTTACCCATAAAGCAGTTGAAAATGATATAGTTAAATCATCGTTATATCCTTGTTGTGCCTCTGCTCTACTACCATTCCATATAAATACAAACAACTCATCAATTAACCTCTTAGAACGAATTATAGGGACTCGTTCTCTCATATAGGTATCTAATTTAGATATAACCAATGGTCGTGTTCTACTAGTCATTGAGAATCCCGGAACCATCTGTGATTTATCTTTTAAGTCATATGCTTTTTGTAGGTGTATTTTTTCATCAATGTATCCAAACTCTCTATATGAATAGTATAGGTTTTTATAGTTTCTATCTATTGCTTCTTGGATTACTGCCCAACCAATACCCGCGTTCTCAATTACTAACAGAGCATCATTCCATTCAGTAGCTACATTGACCAACATATTACCATATTGTTTAGTTTCAATCTTACCCTTATACTCAGCTACTTGTTCAACTGTCTCTACATCAATTACATGGAACGCAGAATAATCTGCTCCATCTCCCCTTGCTACATCCGCCACAACAACATAGTCTCGTGTATAGTTTGGTTGTGACCATAACCAATAATTTCCATCAAAACCACGTTTTTCAATAGGTTGTTGTATATGAGTTTCTTCAAACCACTTTAGTAGCTCACCATCTACAACTGTATAACCAGATGAGATAAAATCACAATCGCATTCTTGTGCTGCCATCTTATCACCCAATAGTTTAGTTTGTTGTTTTCTCCACTTCTTATCTCTTTCAGGGTGAACTGTCCAGTGCAGTTTTATTGGATTCCATTCATCACCTTCTTCACCCTTCAACCAAGTTTTATGAAAGAAATTACCAACTCCGTTTGGTGTTGATAATACAATTGCTTTACCACCAGTTGATAGGGTAGATTGTGCCGATGCCCATATTTCATCAATTCCTTTGATAAATGCCGCTTCATCTATAATCAACATGGATAAGGCTTCAGAACGACCTGCGTCACCACTAGCTGATGTTGCTTTGATTTGTGAACCATTTCCCAATCTAAGTGAAAGTTTATTATCTTCAACTGTTTGACCCCTTAACCAAGATGGTAAACTATCGTGCATAAATCTAACTTTGGTGACTAAGTTTTTTGCAATCTCTTGTTTTGTTGCGATTACCAATATATTTTTATCATTGTGAAATAACATAGTCCATAGTGAATATCCAGCTGATAGTGTTGATATTCCTAACTGTCGTGATTTGAGTATCACATTGTATCTATGTTCGTTGAATTGACCCAATACACTTTCTTGAAAATCGTATAAGTTGAATAGTATCTTACCACGTTTGGGATGTTGGATATAGCAATACTTTTTAAAGAAATATATAGGGTCTTTAGCACATTTTACATACTCTTCTCGTATTAGTTCTTTTATACTTTTAGCCATATCACTTTCCAATTCTCCAAGCAAAGTTAATAGATACAACAGGTTGTAAATCACTATCTATTCCCACACCTAAACCAAACAGATTTCTTTTTTTGTCTTTGTAGTTTAATTGGGGCCCGACATAACTTAACCGTTGTGGTGTACCCATAATACCCAAACCAATATAAAACTCTCTTCTATTAATATAGTGTTTTTCAGTTATCGTTATTTTTGGTCTAACTAAGGTGTACTGTATACCTCTTGATAGTATTTGATTTTTAGATATCGTGTCATTGATTACAAACTTGACTGAATCAAAGTCTTGTGTGTCTTGGTAAACATATTGAGCAAAGAAATCTTCAAGTATTTTAGCTGTATCAATAACCATACTACCTAATACAGTATCGTGTTTTACTATGTATACACTATCTGTTATTGTATCAAGTTTTGTGACTATACGAGTGGTTAGTTTTGGAACATATTTTGTTATCTCATTAGTAATAGTATCGTATTTTATTTCAGTTTTTGTTATCACAACTGGTTCGTCACCATTCCCACCACAACTACGCATGAATATTACTACTATCACTAATACTACTATTAGTATGTCTTTTATGTTTAGATTATACTTCATGTTGATACTTTAATATAATTATTAAAATTTCTTTAATAATGATATTCTTAGATTTGTATCACCCTTTATAATCCGATGGTATTCGTTTTTTTTTATGTGGATTGTATCACCTTTTTTTAAGGTAATCGGTAGTTCATTGTCACGTTGGAATTTCCAACCCCTACCCTCTAAGATTGTAACTTCTCTATCTTCTTTGTCTCTATGCCATATCAATTCTGATGAATCCGTATCGGTTGAGAATTCTCTGATATACCTATTGTTACCTTTACTTATTTCGTTATATGGATTACCAGAATCTACCACCACCACTTAGTCCTAATGATTTTGCGTACCTTGGTAATGCACATGACCAATATCCAGCTTTTGTTTTATCCTTTTTATTAGGACAATCATGTCTATCAGAAAATTGTTTTCTTGCTTTTGGGTCTTTAAGTTTTACTGCAAGTTTACCACCACCACCTTTAGCACCAAACAGTACTTTTATAACTTTACCTATTTTATTCTTAACATATACATAGAACTTTTTAGCACCACCACGTTTAGGTTTGTTTAGTTGAACTTTTCTACCCTTATATTCCGCTTCGACCAACATTGGGAAATCTAAAAGAACTGCTTTTCCCTCATACATCCCAACCTTACCAATATCTGATTTTAAAAAGTATCCCAACTCGTCACTAACAGATTCTAATTTAAGTTTTCTTAGGTGATTGAAATATTCAAAAAACTTTACAGAACCGTATCTGTATGGATTCTTATGTAGTGGTACGTTATTGTCCACGTTATATATGATACCTTCGTTTAATTTCATAGTATTTAGTTTATATAGTATGTTAATTCGTACTTACCACTTGGCATACCATATAATGAAATCTGTAACATCTTTCGTTGTGGTTTACCATTCTTTGTTAATCCAATTGAGAAACGATGTGTTTTAGCAACACCGGGTCGTAATCTATTGTATTTACCACCCATAGTGATTTGAGTTTGCCAATCATCCTCGTCAATTTCAAATCCACGTTTTTCAGTCATTTTTCTTGCGTAATCAACTGCTTGTGATGCGGTATTGAAATAAGTTTCTTGTAAACCAAAATAGATATTTGATTCATTTACTGATTCTTTTAGTGTTATACTATTAATAACTGCACCCAAATTTCCGATAGCGAATGTTACAAATCCGTTTCTTTGATATAGGTAGTATTTTACACCTCGTGGATTTTTTTTATTTATTAGGGTTATTCGTTCTACTTTAGCTTTACCAACTTTAGTCTTTCCTTTTCTAACTATGAACTCACCTACTGATTTACCACCCATTACACTACTATATCCAATTGTGATTTCATCACCTTTCTGCAAGTTATCATATATCTTTTTTAATTGCGATTTGTCCATTGCTTCGTTTACTGATTCTTCTGAATAGTACGATTTTACAAATGGTTTTAAATCACGGTCTTTGGTAATTATTTTACCATTTGGTCTAATAATGAATACTGAACCATCG